ATTCAGCCGGTAGCCGCGCCAGGCTGTGCAATTCTCAAGTCGGCACCGGGGACGCCCGGAACAGGAGTTACTCCAATGTCTGAAGACGCCAAGAAGTTTCGTGCCATCATGAAGGCAAAGGCAATCGCCCGAGCCAAGCCCCAGACCGGCAAGGTTGACGCTTCCAGCTTCACGCCTGCCGAGCCACTGGACGCTGACGTTCAGACCGGAATGCGCCCGGTATCCCGCCGCGCGTTCAAGTCTGGCGGCAAGGTCGCTGGCGAGGCGTGTGCGCCGAACATGGGCCGTCAGCCCCGCAAGTCTGGCGGCAAGACTGAAGCGGTCGAGATTGCGAACGCCAAGGTCAATCGCAACGTGAAGGACGCCAACGAAGAACGCGAAGGCATCAAGCACGTCGGCGGCATGAAGAAGGGCGGCGTCATCAAGAAGGAATCCGGTGGCTTCACTGACCCGCGCGCTGCGGCTGCCGCGCGCATGTCTGAGGCTGGCGCTAGATCTGGCGTGCCGGTTGGCCGGATGGATTTCTCCGGCATCAAGAAGGGCGCGCTGTCTCCGCTGCGCGGCATGAAGAAGGGCGGCAAGGCCGTTTCCGGCAAGGCTCCGGGCGGCGACTACGGCAGCACCGTTAACGCAGTCCGTGAAGACGCCGCGCCTCTGCCTCCCCGTCGCCCGGTTGAGTTGAGCACCGTTCCTCTGCCTCCCCGTCGCCCGGTTGAGTTGAGCACCGTTCCTCTGCCTCCCCGTCGCCCGGTTGAATTGGGCGGCAAGGAGCCGGACGCAGACGATCTTTACGATGCAGCCGACGCCGCGCGCCTAGAGCGCGGTTACAAGAAGGGCGGCAAGGCCAAGGCGCATGAAGACGTGGCAATGGACAAGGCGCTCATCAAGAAGATGGTGAAGCCTGCGGCCCGCACTGAGAAAGAAGATGGCGGTCGCCTTGCCCGCAAGGCCGGTGGTCGCGCCAAGGGCAAGACGAACATCAACATCATTATCGGCACCGGCAAGTCGCCGGACGATGGGTCGCAGCAGGCGGCCATGATGGGCGCTCCCCCGCCGATGAACATTCCGGTTCCGGCTCCCATGCCTGCCGGTATGCCACCCATGCCTGCCGGTGGCCCGCCGCCCATGCCAATGCCGCCGATGCCCGCTGGCCCGCCTCCCGGTATGCCGCCTATGGGCCGCAAGTCTGGCGGTCGCACTTACCCGAAGATGCACTACGGCGCTGGTAGCGGCCTCGGTCGCATCGAGAAGGTCAACAAGTACGGTCTTACTCCCATCAAGGGCTGAAAGTTTCTGCCGCGACTGGTACGCGCGGCAGGAAACAAAGGAGGCGGGTGGTCCTCTCCCGCCCGTCTCCTAGTAAACCCGAGAGGAAAAACACCACATTTGAGAGGATGTGTGGAACTATGCAGACTTTCCAAACTGTTTATGAAGCAGAGCTTCGTAAATTAATCGCAGTCGAAGTAGAGAGATTGAAAGAAAATCTGTCTCACGGCCAAAGCGTCTGCGATTATTCGGAATACCAAAAAACTGTTGGCCAGATACTAGGTCTTCGCACGGCTTTAGAGCTTTGCGAAGAAGCAAATGCGTTGAGTGAGCGTAAAGAGCGTAACATCTAGCAGAGAGAGGACTGACGATGCCTTTTATGACTATGGAACATCTCGAAGAACCTAAGAAGAAGATTCTCGACGAGATCAAAGACGTGTCTCAAGTAGAAATCTTCAACAATCAGATCCTTGTGGCGATCTATATTCGCCCATCGAAGACCAAATCCGGCATTTACCTGTCCGATAAGACGACAGATGAAGACCGTTACCAGTCGAAAGTCGGTCTAGTGTTGAAAAAGGGCGCGCAGGCGTTCGTTGATGACACGAATACTTGGTTTTCTGACGTTGAAGTCAACGAAAACGACTGGATTCTGTTCAAACCGTCCGATGGATGGTCGATTACTGTCAATAACGTCCTTTGCCGCATTCTTGACGACACGGCTGTCAAGGGTCGCGTCGATCAACCCGACCGTGTGTGGTGATGAGCATGGCAAACAAGGAAAAGATCGAAGACATCGACATCGATGTAACGGAAAAGCCGGTGAAAGACGAGGAAATCGTCGTCGCAAAGGCTGAAGAGCTAAATGACGCTGATTCTCCACAGCAGGCTATCGAAGACATCAAGCGGCAGCTTGATACGGAGAAAGCCGCCCGTGCTGATGCAGAACGCCGGGCGCAGGACGCCGCACAACAGGCTTATCATGCCCGTAACGAGGTGGATGACACCAATCTACACCTTGTTAACAGCGCGATTGAAACTGTAAAACGCAATAATGACATCCTGAAAGCAAATTATCGGGAGGCCATGATTGTAGGTGACTACGATAAGGCTGCCGAAGTTCAGGAAATTATGTCCAGCAACCAGGCCAAGCTGCTTCAGCTTGAAAATGGCCGCCGGGACATGGAAGTTCGGCCCAAACAAGCTCCTCCCCGTCCGGCAGACGAGATTGAGGCGCTTGCTGTTCAGGTAACGCCTGCATCGGCAAATTGGTTGCGTAACAATCGTCAGCATTTGTCGGATAGTCGCGCCGTCCGCAAGATGTTCCGCGCCCATGAAGACGCTGTTGACGAAAACATTACCCCGGATACTCGCGAATACTTCCAGTTCATCGAGGGTCGTCTCGGAATTGGCCGCGACACCTATATTGCGCCGGAAATAGACGCAATGGCGGAAACCGCGAAGGTCACGCAGAGGCGTTCTGCTCCCCCGTCCGCCCCTGTCAGCCGATCCGGGTCTGCGCCGGGATCACGTCCCAATGTCGTCCGCCTGAGCAACGCTGAGCGCGAAATGGCGAACATGATGGGCATGACCGACATGGAATACGCCAAGAATAAGCAAGCACTCCAGAAGGAAGGTAAACTCCAGTGACTGAACTTTCTATTACTCCCCGCCGCCGTGGCCGCCCCAGCCGCCTTGACGCAGCCTTGAAGACGATTGACGCTACGGAAGCCGCTGAAGCTGCCGCCGTTGAGGTTCATGAGGAATCTGATCCGGCTCCGGCGTCACCGTCCATTGATCGCCGTGATTTGCGCCCGTCTCTGCGGGGCGATGATCCCCGCGCCCGTGCCGCTGCCCGTGCCGCCGAAGTCCGTAATAACATGGGCGACATGGACGAGGGAACGGACGATTTCTACGTCGATCCGAAGGTCATCCCTGCGGGCTGGGGCTACGAATGGAAGCGCAAGACGGTATTCGGGCAGGAAGACCCGGCCTATCAGGTGCAGCTTGCCCGCACCGGCTGGGAGCCTGTCGCGGCTGACCGCCATCCAAACATGATGCCGACTACGGGGTCGCACAAAACCATCGAGCGCAAGGGCATGATCCTGATGGAGCGGCCCCTGGAGCTGACGGAGGAGGCGCGCAATATCGAAAAGCGCCGCGCCCGCCAGCAGATTATTGCCAAGAAAGAGCAGCTTGGCGAGAACAAAGCCGGTGAATTCGAGCGCAATCATGCTCAGGTTCGGCCCAAGATCAGCAATAGCTACGAGCCATTGCCGGTCCCGAAAGACTAATACTGTGGCGGGGCTAATAACCCCGCCGCCCCTATAGTTGACAAATGGATTATTTATAAAGTATTCTATAAATGCTCTCCCGGTGATGAGCTTAATTTAGTCCCTGTCTCTGAGTCGCCCCGGCGCGCGATGATGGACTTTCCCGTAAAAAGGAGAACCCGTCATGGCGAATACCAATGCGCCTTTCGGATTTCGTCAGTACAGCGGCACCGGCTCGTCCCCGACGTATGAGCAGGTTCCAATGCGAATCCTCTACAGCAACACGACCGCAATCTATTTCGGCGATGCTGTCATTCCCCTTTCCACCGGCTACATCGGTCAGGCTACTGCCTCGACTGTTCAGGTAGCGGGCATCTTCGTGGGTTGCAAATACCTCTCGACTTCGATGAAGCGCACGGTCTGGTCAAACTACTGGCCCGGTTCGGATGTGGCTTCGACCGCTCCCGACATTGAGGCTTATGTCGTCAATGACCCGAACGCGAAGTTCCTCGTTCAGGCTGGCGGCACTGCTGTCGGCATTGCGGCCATCAACGCCAACATCCAGCTCAACGTCGGCACCGGCAACGCCGCCACCGGCATTTCCGGCATGTACGTTGAAACCCCGAACACGACTGACACCCTGCCGTTCCGTGTTGTTGGTCTCGTGACTGATCCGCCGGGCGCAAATGGAACTGATTACGCCTCGGCGTACAATCAGATCATTGTCGCCTTCAACTATGTCAGCACGCGCACCACGACTGGCGTCTAAGGGAGTAGGCTACTATGGCTGTCAATCTTTCAGCAATTAAAGACCTTCTCCTGCCCGGTCTAAGGGGCATTGAAGGCAAGTACGAGATGATCCCATCTCAGTACGACAAGATCTTCACCAAGCACGATTCGAAGCTCGCGCTCGAACGTACTGCTGAAATGCGTTACTTGGGCCTCGCCCAGCTCAAGACCGAAGGCGGCCAGACCGCTTTCGACAACTCGGCTGGCGAACGCTACGTCTACAACCAGGAACACACCGAAATCGCTCTCGGGTATGCGATTACTCGCAAGGCGATTGACGATAACCTGTACAAGACACAGTTTGCTCCGTCGAACCTCGGCCTGATCGAATCCTTTCAGCAGACCAAGGAAATCTACGGCGCGAACATCCTGAACACCGCGACGACCTACAATGCGGCGTTCGGCGGCGACGGCAAGGCGCTTTGTGCAACCGATCATCCGATTGATGGTGGAACGGTAGCCAACCGCACCACGACTGACGTTGATTTGAGTGAATCCACTCTGCTCAACGGCATGATCGCCGTGCGTACCAACTTCAAGGATCAGGCTGGCCTCAAGGTCTTCGCCCGCGCCCGCAAGCTGGTTATCGCCCCGCAGAACGAGCCGGTTGCCATCCGCCTGACGAAGACGGAACTGCGTCCCGGCACGGCAGACAACGACGTTAATGCGATCATGACAACCGCCGGGGGTCTCCCGGAGGGCTACATGACCAACGACTTCCTTACGTCGGCGTTCCCGTGGTTCCTGCTTACGAACATTGACGGTCTCTCCTACATGGAGCGCGTCAAGTTCGAATCCGACATGCAGGTCGATTTCGTCACCGATAACCTGCTGGTTAAAGGGTACGAGCGGTATAGCTTCGGCTACTACAACTTCCGTTCAATCTATGGAAGTTTTCCGACTTCGTAATCGGCACAGCCTCGCTCTTAACAGGGCGAGGCTTCAACACTGAAGGAATTCTCTTATGGGTGCTACCCACTTCAGCGGGCCGGTTATTTCGGGAACGCTCGGCTACGGAGATACGCTCGGCCCAAATCAGGGTTACGCGGTACTCGATCAGGCTGTTGCGGTTTCGTATGATGCCACGCTCGTTCAGTCTTCGACTTTCTACATTCCGGCTGGTTCGCGCATTCTGAACTTCACGGCTGACGTTCTGACTGCGTATAACTCGGCCACTTCGGCCACTCTGTCTGTCGGCATCACTGCTGGCGGCACCGAGTATGTAGCCAGCGTCAACGTAAAGGCGGCCACCGGACGCATCGCCATTACATTCACTGCCGCGCAGCTTGCGGCCATGAATGGAACTTCGATTGTGGGCGCTGCGGCGGCCATCGCCGGAACCGTCATCGCCACCGTTACGTCAGTTGGTCAGCCTACGGCTGGTTACGCTGTCGTAAATTGCATTTACGCGCAGCAGTAAGGAACAACGCCATGAAGGGCACCGCTCCGAATACGGGTAAAATGAAGCTCTCGGCTTACGCTGGCGGCGACAGTGAAGTTGCAAAGGAATCGCGCACCGGCAATGACGGCTTCAAGCGCGGCGGCAAGGCCAAGAAGAATGTTGGCGATGTCTCCGGCATGATGTCGAGCGCAAACGCTGGCCGCAAGCCCCGCAAGGCTGGTGGTGGCGTATTCTCGTCTGCGTCTGGTCCGGGCACTCCCCGCAAGTCCAGCTCGCCTTACTAAGTCTGTAAAGACTTGACGATCTGTGTGGGGGCTAACTGCCCTCACATTCTCAAAATATCAAAAGCGGGATAGCCAACAATGCGCCCTATCGTTGTATCAGTTGGACCGCTGGCGACTGCCGCCGCCAACAATATCTGCACTACGCAGACGCCCGGCACGGCAAACGGCGTACTGGCTCTTAACGGATCTCTGGCAACGGGTACGTTCGCCGGAACCGCCTCGATTGCCACGAACATCCTGACGGTCACTGTAACCAGCTCTGGCGTTCTGTCGGTAGGCGACAGTGTGTCTGGCGCTGGCGTACTGGATGGAACGGTTGTTCAGGCCACGCTTACTGGCACTGGCGGCAACGGAACTTACATCCTCAACAAGTCGCAGACATTCTCATCCGGCACGGTGTACGGAAACCGGGTTGCCACGCTTGATCTCGCCCGGCGCGTTCTGTTTACGACCGTCAGCGATGAAAGCGGAAAGACGATCACCGTCACTGGAACCAACATTGCGGGCGCGGCCATCACTGAAACTGTGACAGGCCCGAACGCAACGACTGGCTACACGGTCCAGAGCTTTAAGACTGTCACTTCGATTGGCGCATCGGCGGCATTTACGGGCGCGGTCACGGTCGGGACGAATACAATTGCGGATAGCGCATGGGTTCGGTTCGACGACTTTGCCCCTAGCGGTATTTCCGTACAATGCACAGCATCCGGGACGGTTAACTACACCGTCCAGACGACGTTGGATGACCCGAACAGTGCAACAAACTCAGTGGCGGCTGCGTCGGTGACTTGGGTGAGCACTGCGGTTACGGCTCTTGTAGCAGCAACAACGACTCAGCAGAGCAGTGCGCTTGTCACGCCAGCGTTTGCTAGAATTCTTCTCAACAGTGGCACGGGGACTGTTACGGCTACATTCTTGCAGAGCAGCAATGTGCCGCTCTGATTTGTAACTTATTGGCTGGCAGTCAACACAGGGAATTGTTATGACGACCAGCGGGACTTACACATTCAACCCCTCGCTTGGCGAGCTGGTCATCTATTCTTACAACATGATCGGCATTCGCGGTACGTCGCTGCTGCAAGAGCATATGGAAGCCGCCCGCATGGCTTCCAATCTCATGCTCGGTCGATGGTCTTCGCAAGGCGTCAACCTCTGGGCCGTTGACCTTGTGACGGTTGCGCTTGTGCAGGGTACGGCGACATACAATGTTGACGCCGACACTATCGTCATGCTGGACGCATACGTGACTACCGGCACCGGAACGAGCGCAATAAATCGCGTCATCATGCCCATCAGCCGCACGGAATACGCCAGTTACCCAAACAAGACGCAGCAGGGGTTTCCCACGACGTTCTGGTTTGACCGTCTTTTGGCTCCGACCGTGACGCTCTGGCCGGTTCCTGACGGCAACGAGGTTTCGCTGTCGTACTACCGTGTCCGGCAGGTGCAGGATTCCAATCTTTCAAACGGGCAAACTGTCGAAATTCCGGCCTATTTCCTTGAGGCGTTTGCCTACGGCTTGGCGCATCGCCTTGCGACAATCTGGGCACCGGATAAAGTGCAAATGCTAAAGCCAATGGCCGACGAGGCTTACGCTATTGCGGCCTCACAGAATATCGAAACGGCGAATACTTACATATCTCCGATGATCTCGTCTTACTGGAGGGCGTAATGGGTTACGCATCACAGTCAGGTCGGGCTAGAACCTCACCAAGCAACCCGCAGGCGCACGCCATCTGTGACAGGTGCGGGTTCCGGTACAACCACTCGTCTCTTTCTTGGCAATATGACTGGCGCGGCGCTTCGCTTCAGAACATTCGCCTGCTCGTCTGCAATATTTGCATGGACACGCCCCAGAACCAGCTTCGCGCAATTGTGGTTCCGGCAGATCCAACGCCGATCCAGAACCCCCGCGTTCAGGATTTCGTCGTCGCGTCGAGCATGAACCGGGTCACGTCCGGGCAAGACACGGTTAATGCCAAAACTGGTCTCCCTGTGCCGGGCGGCGATACGCGCATTACGGAAAATGATAAGACTAGGGTTACACAACAGACTGGCGAGCCTCCATTTGGGTTGAATGAACAGCCGGGAACTAGTATTACTGTTCCAAATAGTATTGGCGGCAATGATCCGGGACTACCTTATGACAATACTACCGTACCAGAGACAGGACCACTAACGTGAGTTCCATCCAAATCCCAAATCTTACCGCTGCCGTTTCTGTCACGGGATCTGAACAGCTTGAGGCTGTGCAGTCGGGATCGTCTGTCCGCGTGACGGCTGCCCAGATCGCTTCATTGTCCCCATCTGGTACTGTTACGAGCGTCAACGCATCCGGCGGCACGACCGGGATGTCGTTTACCGGCGGCCCGATTACTTCATCCGGCACATTGACGCTGGCCGGAACGCTGGTTGCCGTCAACGGCGGAACCGGGCAGTCATCGTATAGCATTGGCGATATTCTTTACGCGAGCAGCTCGACTGCTTTGTCTAAACTGGCCGACGTAGCCACTGGCAATGCGTTGATTTCGGGCGGAGTGACTACCGCCCCGGCGTGGGGGAAAATCGACCTTACTACGCATGTGACCGGCATTCTGCCATCTGCCAATGGTGGAACTGGCGTTAACAACGGGTCAAGTACGATTACGTTGGGCGGGGATCTGACGACATCCGGTGCATTCAGCACAACCCTTACATCAACCGCCGCCACTAGCGTCACTTTGCCCGTTTCAGGTAATCTTTTAAGTTCTGTTACGGCTGTGGCTGCGGTAACTGGCACACCATCGGCGTCCAATTATCTTCGTGGAGACGGGACGTGGGCTACCTTCACGACTGGCACCGTCACGAGCGTATCCGTCACAACGGCAAATGGTGTTTCTGGAACCGTGGCTACGGCAACGACGACACCTGCAATTAGTCTGACGCTTGGCGCTATCACGCCGACAACGGTTAACGGCATCACATTTACCGCAAACGCCACGGGTTTTTCTGCGGCGGCAGGCACTGGAACTTTCACGACCGCAGGTGCTTTTGCTCAAACCCACACTGTCACTGCCGCGACTAATGTTACATTTCCCGCCGGGATAACAAATAACAATGTTATTTCGTCCGCCACTCAATTGGCAGCCAATCCCGTCACCGGAACGCCATCGGCGTCTACATATCTTCGCGGTGACGGGACGTGGGCAGCAGTAGCCGGTAGCGGCACCGTCACGAGCGTATCCGTCACAACGGCAAATGGTGTTTCTGGAACCGTGGCCACGGCAACCACGACACCTGCAATTAGTCTGACGCTCGGCGCTATCACGCCGACAACGGTTAACGGCATCACATTTACCGCAAACGCCACGGGGTTTTCTGCGGCAGGCGGGACTACATCCAAGACATTGACTGTTAACAACACGTTAACCCTTGCGGGCACGGATAGCTCGACATTGAATATTGGAGCGGGCGGAACCCTTGGGTCACTGGCATTTTTGTCTCTTGCCACGGGTACGTATGGCGGAACCGGCGTTAATAACGGATCAAATACAATTACGTTAGGTGGAAACATTAGTACATCTGGCGCATTCACCGCCGCAGGTGCTTTTGCTCAAACCCACACTGTCACTGCTGCGACTAATGTTACATTTCCCGCCGGGATAACAAATAACAATGTTATTTCGTCCGCCACTCAATTGGCAAACAATCCCGTCACCGGAACACCATCGGCGTCTAATTATCTTCGCGGTGACGGGACGTGGGCTACCTTCACGACCGGCACCGTCACGAGCGTTTCGTTCACTGGCGGCATTGTTTCTGTCGCTAACCCAACAACCACGCCTGCTCTTACGGTTGCGGGAACTTCAGGCGGAATACCTTATTTTAGCTCTGCCTCAACATGGGCGACATCAGCGGCTCTAGCGGCGAACGCTATTGTCATCGGAGGCGGGGCTGGGGCAACGCCCGCGACCACCACGACCGGGACAGGCGTATTAAGTGCCCTCGCGGTCAATACTGGCTCTGCCGGTGCGTTTGTGGTTAACGGCGGCGCGCTTGGCACCCCGTCGTCCGGCACCTTGACAAGCGCCACCGGATTGCCGCTGACAACCGGCGTAACCGGAATACTACCTGTTGCGAATGGTGGAACGGCGACATCAACCGCGTTTACTGCCGGGTCCGTTGTTTTCGCAGGCGCGAGCGGCGTTTACACGCAAAACAACAGTAATTTGTTCTGGGACAACACGAACAGTTACCTTGGGATCGGGACTGCTACCCCGCTGGCTCCCATCACGATAACAAAGCAGATTACGGCTCTATCTGGCGGAACTGCCGCCTACGGAATGTACCAATACGTTACTTCGTCCGGGGCGCAATACATCGATTGCGTCAACAATGGCGGAAATAGCGCATTTTTGAATATCAGGACGTACTCGGGCAGCGCGTATAATACGTTTACGTTCGGCACTACCGGGGCCGCAATTCAGGGTAATAACTCGTCTACGTGGACGGTAGTTTCAGACATACAGATCAAGCAGAACGTAAGGTCTATCGGGTCTCCGTTGACTAAGATCAACGCCCTGAAACCCTGCCACTACGAATACAAAAACGCGCCGGATGAGATTAGGACCGGGTTTATCGCCCAAGAGTTTGAAAAGGTATTTCCCGGTCACGTTAGCGAAACCGATCCGCCAGACGAATTTAAGAAGTTCGTCCCGGATGGAGAGAAAATCAAATCTCTGGACGCGAATATCGTCCCGTATCTGGTTGCGGCTATCCAAGAACTCACGACACGACTTGAAGCAATTGAAGGTAAACGCCCATGACCGTAACCACAAATCAAGGGCTGAACCTTCCGGCTGCTGGCGATTCGAACTGGAACACGCCCCTAAACGCTAACTTTTCGATCATGGATAAGGCGTTCGGCGGCAATCAGGAAATCAGCGTTACGGGCGCAACAACCACGCCTATCGTTCTGACGCTGACCCAATACCAGAACATGCTCATTACGTTCACCGGGATACTGACGGCTAACGTCACGTATCAAATCCCTGCCGGGATCGGCGGGTGCTGGATATTCAATAACGCTGCCAGTGGGGCGTACACTCTCACAGTAGGAACGTCAACGGCTGGCGTGACGCAGGTGGTGTTGCAGGACATTCCGGTTACTTTGTATGCCGATGGAACGAACATCATTCCAGCCGGGCCGGACCTTTCTTCTGGCGGCACCATCACGGGAAATTTGGCTATTTCCGGGTCGTTAACCGCGACTGGAACGATAACATCGACAGGCAGCATAAACGCCCCTAATTTCCTTATTACCACAAATTCCGCAGTAATTGGTTACGCCAATTCAGACGCATCTATCTATGTTTATAACGCAACAGGGTCCGGCGGCAATACAAAAACAATAGCATTAAATACAGACAATACAGAGCGCCTTAGAGTAACGAGCGCGGGTAATATAGGTATTGGAACGTCAACCCCCTCCGCAAAACTTGAGGTAAATGGCTCAATTCTTATCGGTAACGCCGTTGCATATTATGGGAAGAATACTGGCGGAGCGTCTAGAATTATTTCTTATATTAGCAATTCAAACGATTTTATATTTGGCGACCCAAACCAAGCGGGTTCTATACGTTTTTACAACAACGGGATAAACTCTGCGACCATCAACTTAGATGGAAACCTTACGGTCGGCACAACAGCTCCATCAGGTATTTACAACAAGATTGGCGGCGATGGGTTCTTGTGCCGCAACGGAACAGGTGGGTCGTATAGTGGGGATTCTTTCAATATTCAGTTTGACGGATCATCTAAAGCGTACCTGTGGATTAACGGGACGAAACTTGGCCAAATTTACGTCTTTTAAGGGGAATACATGAACATTCCGATTGTGTTGAAAATTGAAGACTGGAACGTGATCCTGAACGCTCTTGGGCAGCGGCCTTATATCGAGGTCGCTGAAATCATCAACCGCGTCAAAATACAGGCTGACGTAGAGGTCAAGAAGGCCGAAGCGAACCTATTGAACAAACCGGATGATGCGGCCTCATGACCGACTGGCGGCGTGTCCTCGTTGCAATCGAGCCTCGCGGCAAGCCCGCCATCATTGATGGGTTTTCCGCTTCGCTCGATCAATGCGCCGCCCGCGCAGATCTGACGAGTAAACTGCGGCTGGCGCATTTCCTCGCGCAGACGGCTCATGAATCCGCCGGGTATAAAACAACTGTCGAATACGCCAGTGGAGCGGCTTACGAAGGTCGGCGCGACCTCGGAAACGTCATTCCTGGCGACGGAAAGCGGTATCGCGGGCGCGGCTTGATCCAGCTTACCGGGCGCGCAAACTACGCCACCTACGGAGCGGCACTAAACGTCGGATTGGAAGGAAACCCACCACTTGCGGCGGTTTTTCCGTATGCGGCCATGACCGCTGCTGAATACTGGAACAAATGCAAGATCAACGCCGCCGCCGATGCGAATGACGTGGTGAGAGTTACAAAACTCATTAACGGCGGCACAAACGGCCTTGCAGACCGCAAGGTTCGGCTGGCCCGCGCTCAACACGCGCTGTCTGATTTACCGGCAGCACTGACGCAGCGAGCCACAGAAATCCGCACGGAAGCCACCACACAGAAGCGTCAGGCGGGAATAGCAGTTGCGGCAAACGCAAGCGTCACCGGGTCGATTGTCGCCGCGCCGGAACCTGTCAAACCGCATTGGGCCGTCCCGGTCGGCATCGGCGGCGGGTTGCTGGCGCTCGCCATCTTCGTCGCCATCAAATCGCGCCAGAGCGGAAAGCTGGCTAACACTATTGAAACAGAAGCTCAAAGGGCTGCAAATGGCTGAAATTGATTGGGGCAAGATTGCAGGTCCGTTAGCTTCGGCTGGCGGAACAATCCTCGGCGGCATTCTAGGTGGACCGGCAGGCGCGATGCTGGGGCCGGTAATAGGTCAAGTCGTAGCGCAGTCCCTCGGCGTCGATCCTACGCCAGAAGCTATCGGCGGCGCTCTGGCGAAGCCGGAAGCAGGTGCAATCATCGCGCAGATCGAGGCGCAGCACGCGGAAACCTTCAAGTCGGCGGAAGAACTCTACCTCGCGGACGTGCAGGACGCCCGAAAGCAAACCTTGGAGCTTGTAAAGTCTGGGTCGAGGATTGCGTGGTCCGCGCCGGTTATCTCCATGATTGTTATTTTTGGCTTTCTTGGAGCGACGGCGGCAGTCCTGACGCGATCCGTCGAGGAATCGCAAATTGCTATCCTGCTGATCGGTTCGCTGGCTACCAAGTTCTCGGATGTGGTGTCCTATTGGATCGGCTCGTCCAAAGGGTCATCTGACAAGACGGCGACGATCAACGACGCAATGCGTCAAATTGGGAAAAACGCCCCCCGGCAATAAATTTTACATGCCGCGAATAACAAGAGGTAGTAATGGCCGACGACAAAACAAATGACGACGAGCGGCCATTCACTGCTGACGAACGCCGGGCTGTCAGGCAGCTCATTCAGGCCGATAACCGCCGCCAGTGGCTCTTATCGACGATCAAGGCCGTTGCGATCTGGGTTTCGGCTGTGTCGGCTGGCCTGATAGTCCTTCAGGACTATATTCGTAAGCTGTTGTCAGGGTCGGGGTCTCACTAACATGAACGCCAAGATTCAATCGGCCATTATCGCAAACGTCACCGGCGCAATCTTTGCCTTTGGGTTTTCATGGCTTTACTTCAGGGCCGACCTTGAGGCTGTCTTTAATCCTGTCTTGACAGACGTAAAAACAGAATACGTCTCTCGGGACGGCGGTATCCTGCATTTCAAAATAGAGTTTACAAAGGCCCGTGACGCCATTGGAATCTTGAATAGCTGGACTATGGATGATGATTTAACCAAAGAGGGCGGCGAAAAGTTCTTCACGCCGGAAACTTGCGCCGGGAACCAGTTGGCGTCCGGCGCTTCCCCAACCGGAGCCACTCAAAAGCGGGATATGTGCGTAAGTATCCCGAAATCGTTAGATAATCGCCATTTCGTCGTCTCGGGCTTGATTATCTACAAACTCAAGTCCGGGTTTACCGTTCCGGCAAGATTCCCAAAATTCAACGTACCGAGCAACTAGTAGTAATCCGGCCAAACTCTTTACTTACTGGTAGAAAAAGCGTAAATATTCAAAGTCACAGTCTTGACAGGCAGGCAATACCTATGACGACACCCCACGTAACTATTGCCCAACTTCAAGATAAGGTCTTACAGTGACTACTGGCCTCACATACAGCCAATATGTGACGCAAATCGCCACGATGGCGGTCGTGTCGGAGACTGACCCTAATTTTCTGACAATTCTTCCGCAGGCGATCACTTACGCCGAAAATCGGATGTATCGTGACGTTAACTTCATGTTTACGTCCACATCCCTTCACGGCGCGACGTTCATCCTGACGGCTGGCAATAGAAACTTGTCCTTTTCGATGACATTGCCCGACAATAGCGGGACGTTCGTTGTCAGCGAGCAGATTAACCTTCTGACGGACGCGGCTGGCGACCCATCCGCCACGACTGACCCGGATGCTTGCGTCAGGGTTCCGCTTTTGCCGACAACGAAGGAATTCCTTGACGCCGTTTATGGGTCATCTTTGGCGGCAAATCAGGGCCAGCCCAAGTATTTTGTCCCGTTCAACGAGACGTTGTTTCTGCTCGGCCCGGTGCCGGACGCTGCATACCCGGTTGAGGTCGTAGGCACGTATCGCCCGAACAGCTTGTCATCGACGAATACATCCACGTTCATCAGCCTGTACCTGCCCGACGTGTTTATCATGGCATCCATGATCTACATTTCGGCGTACCAGCGTAATTTCGGTCGAGCTAACGACGACCCGCAGATGGCCGTCAGCTACGAATCGCAATATCAAGCCCTTCTCAAGAGCGCACTGGTCGAGGAGGCCCGAAAGACTTTCGAGGCATCTGGATGGTCGTCGCAGGCTCCCGCCACCGTCGCCTCTCCGTCGAGGGGGTAGCGTATGCCCCATCAAACACTAAAATTGATCGCGGGCGTAGATACCAACAAGACGCCAGCGTTGAATGAAGCCGCCATCTCGTCCTGCGACCTGATCCGGTTTATCCCCGACAGGAACAATCTGGGCCTCCCGCAGAAACTCGGCGGCTGGGATAATCTGATCCCGACATTCGGGGCAAATTCTACCGTGCGCTCCCTGTGGGCATGGGAAAACCTTAACGCCATTCCGCACTTGGGTATCGGCGCGGAACGCGCGCTGTATGAAGCGGCTGGCAACCCGCCCGGCGCGCCGAGTAACATTTCTCCCCAGCAATACACAGCCAACATCACGATTGACGCGAGCACGGTTAGCGGCTCGTCAACCGTGACGATTGTGGATTCAAATAGCTATTTGACCGGATTAGATGCCGTTTACATTGCTACGCAAATCAGTATTGGCGGCCTTGTCCTATACGGCCTTTACCCAATCTCATATCTGACAGTTAATTCATATACCATTCAGGCGCTTGATGTCCTCGGGACGCCAGCTCTGGCAACTTCGACGGTAAACAATGCCGGGGCCGTTCCGGCATTCACAACGACTGCGGCTTCCAATTCCGTATCGGTGGCACTCACCGCGCACGGATACGCCGCTGGCGAGACCTTTCCGGTTTTTGTGCCTACCTACGTCGGCGGGATTATCCTTTCCGGCAACTACATCATCGATTCTATAACAAGCGCCAACGCATTCACCATTCAGGCTGAAAACTCTGCCGCGTCTGGCGCAACCGTCAGCATGAATGGCGGGAAAGCTCAATATATCTACTATATCGGCGCTGGCGTGCTGCCCACAAACACCGGATACGGAATTGGCGTCTATGGCGGCGGCGGGTACGGATTAGGTGTCGCCGTAGTGGCTGGCCGCGTTTTGACGCCTACGGTGGCGGCTGGGACAGGCTCCGTAGCGACTATTACATTTACGGGCAATTGGAGCGTCCCAATTGGGTCAACAATTGTTATTGCGGGTATGGTCCCCGCTGGATACAACGGAACGCAGACAGTCACAGCTTACTCGTCCAGCGCATCAACTAGCTCTGTTTCGTTTTCAAGCACGACGACCGGCGCTCTGTCTACACCTGGGACCATTACGGTAACGCAGTGGAATTTGATAACCACGTCGGTATCCAATTACGTTGTCACCCCCACCGCCGCGTCTGGCACTGGATCTGTTGCAACCATCAATTTTGATGACACCGGGAACATTCCAGTCGGGTCAACGATTGTTGTATCGGGCGTAAACAACACGTCCGCCGGATATAATGGAACGCAGACAGTCACGGTATTCTACGCTGGGCCGTCGAATAGTCAGGTATCTTACGCCAGTGCTGAAACTGCCGCACTATCCGCAACATATCCCGGAACGATTACGGCAACGAGATGGAATTCGCTTTCGACTGCCGACTGGACGCTGGACAATTGGGGCGAAACGCTCATTGCCACGCCGTTTAATGGCGGAATTTATGAGTATAACCCGTCAACCGGCAATACAAACGCGGCAATCATCCCGCAGGCTCCGTATGTAAACCACGGCGCAATCGTCGCCATGCCACAGCGCCAGATCATCGCGTGGGGATCAACCTTTACCGGCATCCATGACCCGATGCTGATCCGGTGGTGCGACGTTAATAACTATTCCGACTGGATCGCAAGCGTTACCAATCAAGCGGGGTCGTATCGCATCCCCAAAGGTTCCCGAATTGTTGGCGGCATTCAGGGTCCGCAGCAGGCGCTTCTTTGGACTGATCTTGGCGTCTGGGCCATGCAATACGTCAGCCAGCCCTACGTTTACCAGTTCAACGAGGTCGGTTCCGGCTGTGGTTTGATCGCCCGCAAGGCGGCGGGAGTAATAGGCGGAATTACCTATTGGATGGGCCAGTCGCAGTTTTATCGGATGGCCGGTTCCGGCGTCGAGCCAATCGCCTGCCCGGTCTGGGACGTGATCTTTCAGGACCTGGACACCGACAACCTCGACAAAATCCGCGTGGCCACGAATTCACGTTTCGGTGAGATCGCGTGGTATTACCCCACAACCGGCAGCGGTGAAGTCGATAAGTACGTCAAATACAATATTGTGATGAACCAGTGGGATTTTGGGACGCTGCGCCGGACTGCGTGGATTAACGAATCCATATTCGGGCCGCCCATCGGTGCGAGCGACACAATCATTTACCAGCACGAAACATCCCCGAACGCGGCTGGCGTGCCAATGTCTTCGTCGTTCACGACAGGTTATTTTGCCTTAAGCGAAGCCGATCAAAAGATATTTGTGGATGAAGTCTGGCCGGATATGAAGTGGGGCTATTACGGCGATGATGCTCCAAATGCCAACGTAAAAATCACGTTTTACGCAAGAGATTTTCCAAGTCAAACTCCGACTGTTTACGGCCCATATACAATGACAAACTCATCGACGTGGTTTAATCCACGTATTCGTGCTAGATTATTGGCTATAAAAATATCCAGCGACGACATTGATTCTTGGTGGAGACTTGGCGGAATACGGTACAGAAGCCAACCAGACGGGAAATACTGATGGCCGCGTCACTTGATGACATTCTTACTACCCAAAAGAATGGTGTTATTGCCATCAATGGGTTAAATGGTCTTCTGAAGACCATTTCGGATAATTTAATTATTATCTCCGGCAATTCTACCGATGGATTCCCGTCTACGATCAGCGCCACCATCGCGGCCAGTACGACGACGCTCATTGTTGCCGGTGCCGGTAAATTGTTCAGCGTCTCGATCACTGCTCACGCGGGATCGGCGCGAATTTTCATTTACAACTCCGCGACGACTGGCGGCATCGCCGCTACGAACTGCATTTACGCTTCACACCCGGCAAACGTAACGCCGTTTATTCTGTATGAAGCAGTTCAGTTGCCATACACGAACGGCTTGGTGGTGAAGACTGAAGCCGGAATGAATTGCTGCATTGGCTACACCCCGAACCCGTGAGGACATAATGCCATTAGCCCACGGGAAATCTCAAAAAACCATCAGTTCAAATATTTCGGAAATGGTCGCTTCCGGCCATCCCCAGAAGCAGGCGATTGCTGCGGCGCTGAATACCGCCCGGCACACAAAAGCATTCGGCGGCAGTCATATGCCGCGCCCGCCGAAGATGGGCGGGACCAAGCTCCACACCGGCCCGATCCATAGCCGCGTTGCTGGCCGTACCGACCATCTGCCCATGCACGTCCCGTCGGGGTCTTATGTCATCCCTGCCGACATTATCTCGGCAATGGGCGAGGGCAACACGATGGCCGGGTTTACGCACATGAAGCGGATATTCGGCGGCGTTCCGTATGGCGGCGCTGGCGCTCCGTATGGCGCGTCCGGTGGCCCTTACGGTTCCTCAATGCCTCGCAAGGCCGAAGGCGGCGACGTTTCCGGCGTCCCTATCGTGGCGGCAGGTGGCGAATACGTCTTGACGCCAGATGAGGTTGTTTGGGCTGGCGACGGCGATCTTGAGACCGGCCACAAGGTTCTTGACGACTTTGTTAAGCAGACACGCGCGCAGACTGTGCAGACACTCAAAGCCCTCCCCGGCCCAAAGAAAGATTAACATGACCGAAGAACTGGTAATCCGCATCGCTGGCCCGAACGACGTGGACGAGGTAATGCGCCTCGCATTGTCGAGTTGCGCCGAGAACGGGTTCATTAATCCAAACCCGTTGAAATTGCTGGCGGAAATATGGCCCGCACTTAACCGGGACAGGGGCATGGTCGCCGTTATCGGAAAGCCGGGCGGTATTGCGGAGGGCGCAATTCTATTGCGTGTTGGCTCGATGTGGTACGGAGATCAAGAAGTATTGGAAGAAAAGGCAGTATTCGTTCACCCTGATTTCAGGTCTGCAAAAGGTGGTCGCGCTCGTAAACTTTGCGAGTTCAGTAAACAGGTCGCTGATGGGCTTGGTATTCCATTGATTATTGGTGTATTGTCTAATAATCGCACGGAGGCAAAGGTCAGAATGTATAAGCGGACCTTTGGCGAGCCTAGTGGGGCGTTCTTTCTTTATGGCGCTACGACCGGCCATTCGACCGTGGAGCACTGATCGTGGGTGGTCTTTTCTACGTTTACGAGCACTGGCGTCCTGATCGGGACACTTGTTTCTATGTGGGCAAGGGGAAGGGTCGCCGGGCTAATGATATGAAGCGGGGCCGTAACCGTTTTCATAAGTTTATCCAAGATAAATTATCAAGGATGAGCCTACTTGTTGAAGTTCGCATAGTTCAGGGCGAATTGGATGAGGAATCCGCATTTTCACTTGAAAAAAAACGTATCGCATTTTGGAAAAATAGCGGCGTCGATATTGCTAATCCAACTTCTGGCGGCGAAGGTCCGTCCGGCATGATCGTGTCAGAAGAAACTCGTCGAAAACACAGCATATCTTCGACCGGCAGAAAATTGTCTGAAAATGCAAAAAAAGCTATTTCGGTATCCGCAATAGGTAATACTCGTGGATTGGGCAAAAAGAGGCCAATCGAAGCGATTGAGGCTACTAGGAAAGCTAATATTGGAAAGAAACGTAGCGAAGAAACCAAACTTAAATTGAGAATTATCCGTATAAATAACCCGACATTTGCGGGCAAGCACCATACTGAGGATACGATTGAAAAGATTAGCGCACCGCAACGTGGCAGGCCAAAATCTGAAGAGACAAAAGCGCGTATGCGTAAGCCAAAAAGTGAAGAACATAAATTGAAACTTTCACTTGCGAATATTGGTAAAACTCATTCGCCTGAAACACTGAAAAAGATATCAGAAAACTCCCGCCAACAGTGGGCAAAGCGTAAGTCTCTTTCACTTATGCAGAAGGAATAGCACCGTGGGCGGTAAGACTAGCCAAAGCACAAGTTCCGTTTCAATCCCCCCCGAGGTTTTGGCGCGATATAATGCCGTAAATCTCAGGGCAGAAGACACCGCAAAACAAGGGTTTCAGCAGTATTCCAGCGACCCGAACGCATTTGTCGCTCCCCTGACGGCTGGGCAGCAGGCAGGTGTTGCCAATACAAATCAATACGCCAATGCGGCGCAGCCTTATTACGGTGCGGCGGCTGGTATGACGGCGGCAGGCGCTGGCCCAATTAACGCGGGCGAGCTAAACACGCAGAAATATATGAACCCGTTCACCAAGAACGTGGCTGATACGACGCAGCAGGCTCTACAGCAGCAGCAAGAGCAGGCCATGTCTGGCCAGACCGGCAACGCCATCCGTTCCGGTGCGTTCGGCGGCGACCGTTCTGGCATTGCGGCGGCTGTCGCGCAGCGTCAGAACCAGCAGGGCATGGCTCAGGCTATCGCGCCGATCTACGAGCGCGGGTATTCGCAGGCGCAACAGACGGCTGCACAGCAGCAGGGCGTCGGCCTTGGGGCAGAACAGGCTAACGCGGCGCGCTACATGCAGGCGGGGCAGCAATTGGCTGGCCTTGGCTCGGCAGCGCAGACGGCTGGCCTACAGGGCGCACAGGCGCAGTTGGCGGCGGGCAAAGAGCAGCAGCAGACCGAACAGGCCGGTAAGACGGCCATGTACAACCAGTTTCTTCAGCAGCAGGGCTACCCGTTCCAGGTTGCACAGTTCCTTGCGAATATCGCAATGGGCACGGGCGCATTGTCTGGATCGACGACCACCACGACGCAGCCGCAATCGTTCTTTTCTGACCGCCGCCTGAAGCACGACATTCGCAAGATTGGCGAGACGGACGACGGGCAGCCGATTTACAAATTCAAGTATAAGGGCGACCCGAAAGAGCAGACGCACATTGGCCTGATGGCTCAGGAAGTCGAAAAGAAGCATCCAGAGGCTGTCGGCCTGTCTGGCGGATACAAGACAGTTGACTACGACAAGGCAACGCGCTTTGCGGAGGGCGGCCTTGTGCCGTCCAGCATGGGCGGTGCTGTCGATGAAGGCATGGCTTACGAGGGCTTTGCTGAAGGCGGAATGCCGTCCTTGAGCATCTTCGGTATGCCGGGCGGCGGATTGTCTGGGTATATCCCCGGCGAAGTCTTCAAAAACAATATGTCGCCGTCGGATCTTCAGAAAATGCAGTCCGGTTTCATGGCTCGCGGCGCTGGCCCGAGTTCAAAAACAGGCCTTGGCGCAGCGGCGACTGGTCTCAATGAGATCATGAGTGCTGAAAAATCCCTGGAAAGCGCCTATAAAATGGGTTCCAGTGGGGTTGATTGGTTGAAGTCAAAGACCGCCGCCCGTGGCGGCGTTATGGGCTACGCTGGCGGCGGAATGCCGTATGGCGACGACGATACTGACAGTACCGACATTCTCGGCGATGTCGTCAAGCAAGGTCAGCAGCAGCACGCATCGCTGCCGAAGCCCGGCGAGGCACCGAAAGCCCCACAGAGCGGCATCGGGCAGTTGGCGCAGGGTGTTGGCGCACTGAATAGCGGGATGAAAGCCGCGCAGGGTCTATATACGGGCGCTGGAAAACTTGGATCAATGATTTCCGGCCTTGGCTCGGCGGCTGAAGGCGCAGGCGCTGCGGCTGGCGCTGCTGAGGGGCTTGGGGCTGCGGCTGGCGCTGCCGGAACATTGGGCTCCATCGGATCTGGATTGGCGGCGGCAGGATCGACGGCGGCTGAATTGCTGCCGTTCTTGATGATGCTCTCCGACGAGCGCGCGAAGCACGACAAGAAGAAGGTTGGCGAGCTTTATGATGGCCAGCCGGTCTATAGCTACAAATACAACGGCGACAACCGCACCCAGCTCGGCCTGATGGCGCAGAATGTTGAGCGGAGCCATCCCGAGGCCGTCGGATCAATGCACGGCATGAAGATGGTTGACTACGACAGGGCAACGTCAGACGCGGCTGATCGTGGGCATTTCTACAGCGGCGGCCTTGTGCCGCGACATGGGTATCAAGAAGGTGGACCGCCCGCAGATTATAGCTTTGAAGCTGACCTTCCGGCAGAAGGCGCGCAGGAGGTCGCATTTAGAGGCGATGCCGATACTAAAAACAGAATCCGGGAAGGAATTATCTCTGCGGCCAATGAGCGTGGTATTGACCCGGTTCACCTCGCTACTGCGATATCCTATGAAACAGGCGGAACTTTTGATCCTACCCAAGCTGGGCCGAGGACCAAATGGGGTCGACATCGCGGGCTTATTCAGTTTGGAGAACCGCAGGCCGAAAAATACAAAGTTGATTGGAATAACCCCGTAGAAACCCAGCTCGGTCCTGACGGAGCTGTCTCAAGGTATTTGGCCGATACCGGCGTCAAACCCGGCATGGGCTTGAAAGACATTTACTCGGCCATTAATGCGGGCGGTGTCGGTCGTTACGGAGCGAGAGACGCCCAGCAAGGCGGCGCACCCGGAACCGTGGCCGATAAGGTCGAACAGCAGATGGGCGGACATCGCACAAATGCTATGAATCTACTTGGTGAGGACGGCACGCAAGGCGATACAAATGTTCCTGCGGCACGTGCCAGATCTTCTGGCGTCTCCCCGTCCGGCACATCTGCTCGAACTGAAGCGGAACCATCTGCACTTGGCGGCCTTGGTTCGGCAATGGGTGGTATAGGCGACTGGTTCAGTGAGAACAAAGGTATCATTCTTCCCGTCCTCTCCGGCCTTGGGAAAATGGCGTCTTCGCCCAGCCGTTACCTTGGATCGGCTATCCTTCAGGGTCTGGGCGGCGGTGCCGAAGCCTATTCCAGTCTCCAGAAAGAGCAGAGTGAAATCGCCAAGAATACGCTTGGCCTGGCTCAGGGAATGTTTGTTCCGGTTGATATTGGCCCATACAAAAATCAATTCTACAACACGACAACTAACCAGTATTACACTTCGGCTCAGAAAAATGCAGCTATTGCAGGGTTGCTCAAAGCGTCGGGCGTTCCGCCGTCCATGTACGCTGCACTTCTTTCTCCGTCTGCTGGGGTTGGTTCTAAAGCATCGGTTCCGCAGGCTTCGGACTCTACGGGAGAAGGACGTACGTCTACACAACAGGACTTGCCCGCACCCACTGATACAGGCGCTACATCAAGCGAAGCTCCTTCTATAAGCCAACCTGCGGCCCCTGCTGCTGGGGCAGCCGCTCCGGCGGCAGTCGTTACAAAACCGCCGGTTGACGAAGTCGAAACCGGCATTGTTCAACCGATTCCAATTCCATCGCAAAGATACAAAAACGCTCAAGAGGAGTATAATCCCGCTTTCCTTTCACAAAGAATACAAAGAAACGAAGCGGCTAAACTTTCTGCTCAAAGTCGTGGTGACTCTGCTAAGGCTGCGACGTTTGACGCACAAATCAAAACTGATTCGGACAAAATAAAAGGAATAAAAGACGGAAGTATTCCCGTCATGGACAATAACGGAAATCAGATTATTATTCCTGAGATTGAAAGAAACAAAGCTATTTCTAAGTCAAACGAGGCCATACCTACGCGCGTTGATGCGTTTAATAAGGAAGTTCTAGGATCTCAAGAGCAGGTTATAATTCAGAGGCAGCTTAATGAAATGTTGAATAAAGCATACACTTCAACCGACCTTGGTCCTGGGTCTGATTTTCAACAAAAATTGTATAACATTGCATCCAATGTGCCGGGAGTTCGTAATTTTCTGGAAAAATACGACACCGCCGGTAAATGGAATCTTGCTGTAAAGAGTTCGGATTATGCGCTAGCTGAGAAAGCCGCTATTACGGAGGCTATTACGGCCATTCGTGAAGCTCAGGCTCAACGCGCGCCCGGCACCACTTTGAAATTTACCATGCAAACTGTTCCGGCGGCCAACTTGTCGGCTGGCGCGCGGTATGAACTCATTGCAAAAAATAATGGGAACATAGACAGGCAGGAGAAACTCAATAACGATTGGTTGGATACGATTAAGAAAGGTCAATATCCTGATCCAAACCTGTTTGTGAGAGCGTGGAAATTGAAGCCTGAAAACGATCCAAAAGTATTTATTGAAAAAGCCAAACAGAACACGCCCGCTTACGCTGGTATGACCGAGGGTGAAAAAGCACAATACGGACCAAAAGATCCTGTACACAGAGCAATATTTATGAACCCTCAGATTCTTATGGATGAGCTTAAACGCCGTGGGGCTCAGTAATGGCAGGTAACTTAGATCTATCTTCCATTCCAACTGACGTTCTTAAGGCGTATGCGTCTAAACTTGGCGCTGCGCCGACTGCTGCGCCGACAACCAAGTCAAATGTCGATCTGAGTTCAATATCGACTGAAGAATTGCAGAAATATGCTGATAGCATGGGCATCAATACGGGGGGTGCCGAAACACCCCCCACCAAAACCGTAACCGCGCAAAACTTTACCACGCCTGAGCAGGACATGGAGGCCCGTGCGGCTAAGTTCCGCCCCGAGGCGGCAAAAGCTATAGCGGGGCAATCTGCGTTAAGAACAATGGTTCCGATGGGCGCAGACATTCCTGTTTTTGGGCCACTGGTTCAACGTGGAATTGCAAAATACAAATCTACCGGCACGGAAGATCAGGGTAAATACGGCTCCACGCCAGAAGAACGGTACAGAAACATACTGGCCGAGAACAAGGCGTATGAGACCGAACGCAACGTACAGAACCCCAACCTGAGCTGGGTTCCGAGTATTGCTGGCGGCATTGCGTCTGCTGCTGCAGTCCCATTGGCGTTAGCGGCATTACCGGCGGCTCCTGCAGGCGCTGCGGGTGTCGGCGGAACATTGGCGGCGTTACGTGCGGCGAGTGCTGCTCGGCCAATTGCATCGGCAATTGGTAGCGGCATAGGGTGGGGCGCAGCGTCTACCGCTGCCGAAACTCTGCCCGGAGAAAGCGCAGAAGACTACGCCCTACGGATTGGTACAGGCGCAGCAATAGGCGCTCCGCTTGGTTTTGCCGGTTACGGAGTCAGTAAGGCAATTGTCGGGGCTGGTAAGGGTGTAGCCAACGCATCGAGTTTATTGTTCAACCCTGAACAACACGCCATCGGCAAGATGGCGGCTGCTGAAGCCGCAGCTCCCGTGGCGTCTAAAGGATTGTCGTCGGCAGAAGCCGCCGCGTTAAGGGATGCGGGTGCTCCAGTTGTAGCCACAGACATCAGAGGTGTAACGCCTGCTGTCCAGAAAGCCGCCAATCGGCTTCCAGAAAATGAGAATATTGCAAAAATAAACGACTCGCTGCTGGCTCGAACACAGGAAAGCAGCGTCAAATTTCAATCGATGATTGATGACGCACACGCAGTCAAAGTCGGCAACCCAGCCGCCGTAATAGACCCCGTCGCGTCAAGAGCTGCCGCTGATGCAGAAGCGCGGCTCGTTAACAAACCGGCCTACGACGCCGCATATGCCGCACCCGCAGCTCAAAACATCTGGAATTCAAACCTAGAAAATCTGATTAATACTAAACATGGCCAAAGTGCAATTGACTGGGCAGTGACTAATTCTAACGCACATGCGTATGACACTAAATCTATACCTATTCGAAACCCGTTTGTTAAAAATTCCAAAACTGGACTCTACGAATTTCCTATTGGTGCGCCGCCGCCGTCACTACAGTTCTGGGATTGGGTTAAACGCGGATTAAACGGTGCGACAAGCGTAGCGAGGAACAAAGGGGATAACGATAGCGCGAGGGTTATTGCTAATAACGCACGAAGCCTTACTGATGATTTGAAAACTACAGTTCCAGAATACGGCACTGCATTGCAGGGCGCGCAACGCTATATAAAGGAAGACAACGCCTTTGACGCGGGGATGAAGTTCTTTACTCTTGCGGATGCGTCAAAGAAAACGGACCCGATGGTCTTGGGTAAGCAGTTGGATTTCTTCAAAAACCCCAACCCACAGAAGCAGTACACGACCGGGGAGAAAGCGGGCTTTAATGAAGGCCTGCTGTCCTTCTTGAAATCAAATCCTGAACAAGCCGCAAAGGTGTTTGCCAAGAACGACGCTGCAACAATGAATAATCTTCAGTCCGTCATGGACCCGCAGGTATTCAAAGCGGTGCAGACGGCCTCTCAGGTTCAGCGCATTTCGGCTTTGGCAAAGACAATCGTCCCACCGGCAGAGCCCTCCCGTCTAAAGGGCGTCTTGCAGGGCGGCATAGGCGCAACTGTTCTGGTCGGTATTTATAATCACATACCAGAAATCATAGCTCATATGAGTAACCCGGCATCTCTTATTGGAACCGGCTTATTGGCCGGTACTGGCCTTGCAACAAGATCCGCCTACAACGGAATACAAAACCGAAATGCGCGTATTCTTTTAGAAATGGCAACATCAAACGATCCGGCCATACTGAAGAAGGTTCAGGAAGCCGCTGCATCTAACGCCAATGTTCGAACAGCTTTGCATGAGCTGGAACAGGGGATGGCGCGTTATCTTGCTGCAAAGGGAACGACTTACTCAACTCCTCCCGAGGCTTCAAATTCTCGTATTCAACGCAAATCCGGCGGCAAGGTCGGCCACGCGCATCTTGTCAGCCGGTTGATGAAACTGGCGGAGCACGCCAAGAAAAGCTCGAATAAGGCTACCGAGCCTCTCTTGAATGCGTCAGACGATCACGTCGTCAGGGCTTTGGATGTAGCGCAGCGGGCTATCTAAAGCTTGCGCCTCAGAACTGCTTATAGATGCGCGATTCCGTGGTAGCCCCAGTGCGCGGCTTGTAATAGTTGACGCTGTGGTGGTGAGCGCAGAACGAATGGCGAAGGACTGTTGCGCCGCAATACAAAGTATTTGCGCCGTCAACCGGCCCGATAATTTCGTGACACGTCGTCCGGTTCAGGTCGCGCATTCCAATGGGCAACACGTTTTCCATCGCGACGGTTTCGACGGGCGGGCGCACGTACACCAGCCGAATTGTAGGCTTTCTGGGTGGGGCTGCCTTTTTGACGGCAACCTTGGCCTTGTTGGCCTTTCTCTTATTGGCTTTCTTCTGTTGAATTGTGTCAGACGGCGGAAGCATCTTTCTCCCCCTCAATCTAAAAATGCGCCCCAGGATTGCCGAGCGCGTCGTCTTCTCGCCGGTCTGGTTCTCAACCTCTATCGCAATCCGGCTGGCGGGAGCTTTTTCGTGCCACATGCGAATAACGATTGCGTCTACGTCAATTATAGCCATAATGATCTTTCCTTCATCTATACCGTTTGGGTGGGGGAACCCCTACGCTAACTCGCCGCCAGTCCCCCCGACTGGCGGCATTTTTCTGTCCTACCAGTAGGACAATGTTCCGGCCCACTGCGGAACCTTAGCATTCGCGGCAAGTTGAATGTATTGCTTCCGGTATCGTTCAGCCTTGCGAACTAGCTTTCCGTTGAACGGATTGCCGCTAACGTGGCATGACGACATTTGAGCCTGTGTTTTCGCGCCCAGCTTTACGCAACGCTCCATGTGCCGAATACCGGCCTCGATCTGCGTAGCGCATGACGAGTTCAGATCCGACACACTGATGCCCAGGGACATGGCGCTGCCGGGCAATACCTGCATTGGGCCTACAGCGCGCCCGTGGCGGGTCTTAGGGCCGCGCACGTTGCATGTGTAGCTGGACTCGATCTTGGCGATCTTGAGGGCCGGAACAACCCATTCCTCGCCCATCCGGCTACGGACTTTGTTGGCAATTTCCTGCGCCACTTTCATCTTTGATCCGTTCAGGTTTTCGCGCGGCGGCGAATACGTCGAGACCTGTTTCCTGTCATTGGCGAAGAAGATGGCCGGATTGTCGTCGCCGTCCCATGCGACGCTTGTGAGTGACGATGCTAAAATAGCCGAGACGGTGGCAGCCATAATTGCTTTCTTCATGCGTGCTCCTGTTGTGGTCGGCTTGCTAGGCCGTGTGTTCTCTCCGGGTAGTCAACGTGACGGGGACGATATTACTCCCGTGGGGCGGATTGGGCAAATGGAAGAAGGGAACCGATGGAGGCAGCCTCTATCGCGTCACGCTGGGCGGCGCGGATGAGGTCGGCGATCTCGTCGCACGACCCCTGCAATTTGCTACCCATCCGGTCAAAGCATTCGCATTCGCCATGATGGAATTTGTCGCACTTGGCTTCTTTTGCCCATTCCTCTGCGGTTTTCATTGGCTGGCCTCCCTATCACGTAGCCGCTTCACAAGATCGTCGGTCATCTGTCTTCTCCATCGATGGTTTGCCATCAACAATCTTCAAATTTCCAACAAAACAATATTTTCCGTTTTTATCTATTGCCCCTACCAGACAAGATTTAGCAATTATTGCAACAACTAGATCTAATGGTTGTTGAGACAAAATATCAACAAAACCTTTTTCTAATTGCTCAATGCGGTCGGCCGCTCCTTCTAACCTGTCGTCGTTAATGATACTCCGCAACCGCTCTATCTCGTCGGCGGCTTCTTTCTTAATTGGTTCTATGACCGGACCAAAGAACGTATCAATGACTGGTTCAAGTAACCGCTTCACAAGATTGTCAACCATTACCTATCCTCTGGGTTATTAGCGTATCCGCTATAAATCCAATATGGGTATGGAAATCCGTCAACTCGCACGCGCCAGACGCTCTGGAGCCAGAACGTAACGCGCTCTTCAGCGTCGGGGTTGGGTATCGTGACGGGATACCAAGCAAACCATCTGTGCCATTTGCGTTTCTCTTTATCAGACCATCTCATTTTGGCTTGTCTCCTTCCAATGCACGTTCCGCCCCATCGTGATGTTAGTCTGCGCTCTGACTTCTGGATTGCGCCAACACCACACTTCTCCGGTATCTTGCTGGAAACATACCCATACCAAATCATGCTCGATCCCGTAATCAATCAGCGCCTGCGCGAGCGCCTTACCCTTAGGGGTTTCTAGCGGTATCGGCGGGTTTAATTGTATGATCATCGGGGCGGCCTTCCTTGTTAATCATTTGCCTCATCAAAATACGCCTCTTGCTTTTCTTGTCAAGAACTTTTATCATCAAATCACGATGACAGATGGAACCGGCAATGCAAGAGACTGGCGCGAGGCGCTCACAAAAGACGAGCGGTTGGAAATCCGGGAGATCGAGCGGGCCATTAAACGCCTATGCGCCGATCTTGCAAAACTCCGGCTTGCTCGCCGCAGAATCCAGAACCGCGCAACTAACCGTGAAGCATACGCAGAGCGGGTGCGTTTGCAAGATACAGGGACGTAGCATAGGAGCCGTCATGTTAGCTCTACTGATCCTGAAATGCCTCGCCAGCGAACCGTGCGACGGCTATATGCGGCGATATCAACGTGTCATTGAACAGCAACCGTAGAGGAGCCAAGGTGGCTTCGTTACGAACGCACCTGCATAACGCAGGCGCCTTAGATTAGGAGGTTGTGATGGACGCCGTAGTTCGTGAGCCGGTACAAGTGTTCTCGGTCGCAGAATACATCGCGGAAGAGCTAGAAGCGCGTGGCTGGACAACCCGCGACTTGGCGGCGCGGATGAGCGATAAGGTCGCGCCGGGTATTCGGGTTCTTGCTCTCGACCTCATGCTCGCGTGCGCGAACGAGCCGGGTCTTCTAATCGAAGATGACGACCTGCGCGACTTCGCCCACGCATTCGATGTTGATACCGATCTGTTCTGCAAACTTCATGCGGTTTGGTTGGCGTGGCCGGATCGCCGGTCGCTGTTCGATTGCCCAGAACATATTTTGTCAAAATAGGAGAGTACACGTGAGCTACATTGGAGACGGAATTGCCGACGCCGTTGGCCGCCAGATTATCAAAATCGCTGTCTGGCTGGCGCTACTGCTCGCCGCCGCATTTGCAGCCGGATATTTCGTAAAATAGGAGCCGTCATGTTAGCTCTATTGATCCTGAAATGCCTCGCCAGCGAACCGTGCGACGTGCTGCACGCCGAAGTCGTCTATCAGGGTGAGTTTATGCCGCTGGATCTGTGCCAGCGAGAGGCTCTGCTAATCCTGAAGGCATTGCCGCCGCTGCCGGATGACCAGACATACGCGGCGGCATGTGTAGGGCGAACGTATATCGACAGGATGAAGTCGCTATGAATCCATGCTCCATGCTCGTTTAAGCGCGCTACTGTTTGCGCCAACAAACTTCGGGCCGCTCATATCAACGGCAATGACGACCGCATCCCGGTATGCGTTCAGTAACTTATGAGTGCGCGCCAAGTCGTCGATTAATTCGTTCAACAACTTATCAGTGCGCTTCAAGTCGTCGATCAACTGCCGTAGATCATCCTTATTGACAGGAAACGTCAACCACGGGTCGCGGTTAATCTCGTTCAGGTCAATCATCATATGTCTCCATGTAAAAGCCGCCACCATTGCTGGTAGCGGCCATAGTCGTCAACGGCCTGTTAGTCCGCCACGCGCCGAACTTGTTCCGTGAACGGATTAAACTCGCGGCTGACGCGGAATTCGTACACGCCGGGGTCGAGATGGAACGATCCGTGCGGTGTAGCTGCATCCTGAACAAACTCTTCCGGGTCGTGCAGGATAGCGTAGAAGATCTGCATTCCCGCAGGCACGTTACTGGTGCGCTCGATCACGTCGCCTCCGGTAACGACATGGTGATGCCCTTGTTCGCTGTGGCTGATGATGTAACCCCGCGCTACGCGCTCGGCGGGCTTCGTCTCGATCTTCGCCGGAATGGCGTCGATCTTGATGATGCGGACTTCGCCTTGCTGACCGATAATTTGCTTGCTCATATTCATGTCCTATGCGGTGGATGAGTATATTCGCTTTGCGGATCACCAATTCGCCAAGCCTGTGCTGCGAGCGCCGTATCAATCGGCAACCCGTCGATGTCGGAAGTGTACGGGACACCCTCGACAATAATTCCGTTGCGTGGGCAACGAGCCTTCAGGAACCTACCCGGTTCTTTAAGCCCCGGCAACGACAATTCGATCAACTGGCCCATGTCGTCATTACCACTGTCGTGGATAACTCGAGCTTTAAGCACGTCCAGCATACGTGGCCAGCCGACAATCTCAGCCCCGGCAGCTCGCTGCTCGACGTTTTCAGCCCTTATAACTTCATTGGGATCGAGCGTAGCGCGCTGCTCAATCCAGTGCGCCGGAACACTGACACCGTGCCAGTGATACGGGCTCCATCCATCGCGCCAACGGTGCGACGGGCCGGTCTCGCAATGCGGGCGGTTCATGTCATCAATACGGATAAGCTCGGGGAAGTCAGACACCATGCAGAAGTCTTCGTGCATGACGCGAAACCCGCCGTGAATTGCAGCCTGTTCCCAGTGCGCGTATGCGGCGTGCGACGGTAGTTGTAAACCAAGAATATCTCGCGCAGCAGTTAAGTAAGAATCATATGGTGCCCACATATTGCCGCCCTGATAGTTATACGCCCACCGTTTCGCGCACGCTAAACCTAACGATCCTGCGAGTAATTTACATACATCTGCTGCGTCGTACGTGGCGTTGCGCGTGGCGGCGTCCGTGGCGTTGAGCGTGGCGTTGCGCGTGGCGTTGCGCGTGGCGGCGAGCGTGGCGTCGTACGTGGCGGCGTGCGTGGCGTTGAGCGTGGCGTTGCGCGTGGCGGTGAGCGTGGCGTCGTACGTGGCGGCGTGCGGGGCGTCG